TTTGAGCCGCACTACTCAACGCCCCACTAAACCTCCCAGTCCCATTAACATCTAGCTTGTAACCTGCATCTGTTGTAGTGCCTATTAGTACGTTACCGCCTGAGGTGATGCGCATACGTTCTGTAATAGTTCCAGAACCCCTTGTTCTAAATAACAATAAACCATTATTAGCAGATTCATATTCTCCAAAGATTTCACCATATTGGACATCTCCAAAAAATCTGATTCCAACCCCTGAATTTGTACCACCTTCTAAAGTTAATGTAGGGTATCCGCTTCCTTTTGCGTGTAACATCGAAACTGGCGTATACGTTCCTATACCTACGTTACCTGTAAACGTAGATACTCCATCATTCCTAACTATAAATAAAGTTGCACCACTTGAATTAGCAGCTTCAAAAGCATAAGCGGATGAATCATTTGTTGTCGCTCTTACTCCTAACCTGCCATTTGTTAAAGCACCTACTCCAACACTCGAACTAAAGGTCGCTGCTCCTGTGGAGGCTATGGTAAGAGGTGTAGTTAAAGTTCCTGCATTGTATAATGCAAGTTCAAATTGTCCCGAACGAGCATTGTTAGCAGATTGAATAATACTCATTGAGCCAATCGTGTTTTTCGTGCTTCCTGTAGTGTTCGTGAATACCCTAAAACCATAACCCGCTCCTGCTGATGAGTTAGCGTGATATGTGTCTATAAACCCTTCAGCTGATTCTAAACCTGTTGTTGTTGTTTTACCCGCAAACCTAGCCGTCCCATTAACATCTAACTTGTAAAGGCTCGGATTAGTTGTATATCCTATTGATGTATTCCCATGTAATATGGTTGTCGCTATGCTTGTATTTCCTAAAGTAGCCGAATTAGAACCGCCACCCCTTGCAGAATGACCAATTACTATCTCATTAGAATTTCCACTTGCAGAGGAAGTTGTTTCATAGCCTAAATATATTGAATTTGTCGAAGTTTGATTTAACCCAACAAAAGAATTAGGAAACATTCCTGCTCTATATCCTATTGCTATATTTCTAAATCCAGTTGTATTTCCGTATAAACTTTCTAATCCTAATGATGTATTTTGGTATCCTGTCGTATTATAAAATAACGATTGAAGTCCTATTGATGTATTGCTATCCCCTGTCGTATTGAAAAGCAATGAGCGGAATCCTATTGCAGTATTAGCACTTCCAGTAATATTAGCATTAAGTGTTTCATATCCAAAAGCGGAATTGTAATCCCCACTTGTATTAGCAAGTAAGGCATTTTTACCAACATTTGTACTATATACTATACCACTACCACCACCTATTCCGATATTAACCCCATTTACTGTCAAATCATACGCCCCTAAATTGACTGCTCCTGTCGCCCCTGTATATGGCACGTAAGCACTCAAAGCACTTCCGTAATTAGGAATGTTTAAAGTTGCACCTGTTAAGGTAGCTGCACCGCTTGACCCTGTTGTGGTTAGTGTAATTGCATCCTGTTTTGCATTAAAAGTAATCCAATCATCAGAGCTTAACGCCCCTCTTATAGTTGCGGTTGCAGTTGGTAGATTGAAAGTATGTGTATCGTCAACACTTAAAATATTAAAGTCTGAGCCACTTATGCCAGTTGCAAAATATTGCGTGTTTGCAGTTAATCCATTTAAGGCAGAAATACCGCCTGCGAAGGTTGTAATAACCTCACATAGTGTATTATCCTCTGTATGCAATGTAACTGTACGACCTCCCGAATTATCAACTATATAAACTCTGACAGCTAACCTATCGGATGTTAAAAGAACAGTTTCAGGAACTGCCAAACTTGTAACGTATAAATCTACAATCGTTCCACCTGTTATCTCTTCAGCTACTGCCGAACTATTCGCAATGGTTGTAAATGTCGTACCGTTATATTTTAATAACTCAACATAAAATTTTGTGTTTCCACCGCTTGAACTGATGTTAAAATACATCTCAAAGTTCCATGCTCCGCCTGGCAATAACAATCTATTTGGATTCCCTGCATCCGTTAAGAATTGGGCAATTAATCCGTTACCAGTTAAGTTAAAATCAGTACCTGCTCCAATAATAGCATTATTATCCATTTGGTAATATCCGCCAACACTTGCAGCAACCGAACCGTTTAAATAGTAATTGAAAGATGAGCCACCGCTTGAAGTTGATGGGATTGTTGCCAATGTTCCATCCCCTCTAATGTATTGAGAAGCCGAACCAATAGCAGTAACCGCTAAAGTACCTGAGCTTGTAATTGGTGAATTAGCAACGCTGAAAGCTACTGGCATTGTTAATCCAACGCTTGTTACACTTCCAACACCTGCACCAATATCAGATAAGACCTCTGCGCCTGTTCTGTACTTTACAACACCATCCTCAGATACTAAAAATTTATCTGTATCTCCTAAAGCATTCTGAATATTTGCTATTTTAAGCCTTTGAGCAGTATCAATCCTTAATGCCTCTGTATTATTTGTACGAATTAGAAAATCATTGTTGATAGTCGATCCAATAAAACAATCATTATCAATACCTGGCTCTCCTGGCAATCCAGGATTAATAATTCCAAACCTTGCGTATGATGTAGATCCTATCTGTAAATCTAAACCCGATCCCGGATCCGTAGAATTAATGGATAGCTTATTATTTGGAGTTGCAATATCAATGCCTATTTTATCGCTTAACTCTGTTATGATTGAATCCCCTAGCGTGTTGCCTGATGTAAATTTTGGTATTGCTCCAGCCGTTCCAAAAACCTTAGCGTTAAATATCTCTCCAATTGTAGTTTTATAGGTTATTTGATTAGCAACCTCCGCAATTGGGATTATATCCGTATCAATTGGCGCCCTGCCTAATGCTGGGAAATCTTTTGTATAAACTCCATTTATTACTGGCATATCTTATCTTAATTTACAAATACATACTCATCTCCGCCATTATCAACAAAATTGCCTGGACTTTGCGCCCAAACAAAATATTCAATTCCTGCATCTACTATTGGGCCATAACCTGTGATTGTTCCCGCAAATTTAACAAAATCCTCATTAACTCCCGTAATCTCCAAATTCTCTAAAAACCCCTCTCCTGCATCGCCCTCATCTGTTTCTAAATTGATCATTGACCAATCCATAAGTAACCTGGACCTGCCCAAATCTTTTAACTCATTCCAACTAATTACAGATGCATCAACTGCATAAACCGCCTCAAAATTTACAGAATAGCTATGTAATTGGCCTAACTGTTTTTGGCCCATTTCCTGCGTACTCTTGCAGGTTTTAATAAAACTTATAGACTCACTCAACCCGTTACTTAGTAAGCAACCAACTGGCAAATCATTAATGTAAAGCATTAAATTAGTCATATCCTGTGATTGTTGCGCTAAATGTAATAAAATCAGCCACCTGACCGATTAACTCTAAATTCTCAATAAATCCCTCTCCGCCCTCAATCTCATCTCCGACTATTTCCCAATTTATTTTAATTCTTTCAAGCGCTTTTAAGCCTGTCCACGACATGATACTGTTATCAGTAGTCATAACGCCCTCCATAGGAATTGAGTACTGCCATAGCCTACCAAATTGAGTCTGTGCGCCTTTCTCACTTGTCTTGCAGGTAGGAATAAAACTAATCTGTTCAGATCGACTAACAGAACTCAAACAACCTACCGGCATATCATTTATGTATAACATCATGTTGCTTTGATAGTTACTTTTGTAGTTGCCCCAAAATCAGGAATTAATGTATAATCCATTGCTATCTCCTCATTTATAATCCTGCCTAAAACCGCTTTGCAAATATTAGGTTGTAAATCGTATGTTAAACTCAAATTCATAAAATGCCCTGCAATCAGGTTAATGCTCCATCTTGTTAATGGATTAAAATAACCAAATATAGAACCCTCGAATTGTACATAAGGACCAGCATAAAGCCTTTGTTTTTCCTCAACCGCAATGCGCAAAAATTCTTTACTAATTGAATAAGGCAAAGCTAAAACAGACTCAGGCAATCCTCTTCGGTTCCATTCGCTTGTTAATGTAACCTCATCCGCACCATAAATGGCTCCTGTGTACATTTCACTCGGACTGTCCCCATTAAATACATCAACAGTAGGCGGCACAAATGTAAACTTTCCTGTTTGCGTAGCGGTATGAATCTCTCCAATCGGATCGCCATCCCTTACCTGCTCCCTTAACGTAATATTTGTATAAACAATATCGCCAGATGTATTATCAGGCGGATAAATCTTAAAAGTAATTGTACCTCCTTTTGGAGTTGGCGCAGTAACTATGGAATCAGCTGATATGCCAAAATTTGATCTAACTTGGAACCATTCAAATAATATAACATCTTTTTTCCATTGGAATACTCCATCTTGCTGCGGTTGTAAATACCAGGTATCTGTCCCATCAAATAACTCCAAACCAAAAATCATGTCAGTTGTAGTATTTACAGGAATGCTAATATAATTAAAATCAACCCTGAGTAAAATGTTTTCAGCTACAACAAAATGCCTGTCATTCTCAAAGTAATTAGCATTATCAAAACCTGTAACCTTATAAAATACAACTCCGCCTCCTGGATACAAACCATTGTAAACAGTTCCAGATTTGGTCCATTCAGGTATCGTTACGTCATCTCTTGGCCCTAATGGATCGCCTGGACCATCAACAAAAGCACCGAATAAAGTTGGATTATCTAAAATATTAGCTAACTGTCCGTATTTATAAGACATTGAGGCGTTTTTATAAGGCTTATCAATCATCTTTAACTGATCCGTATTAATGTGGAAATAAGGCGCATCAATTATCCCCTCACTTTCCCCGCCTAATAAAGCATCTAAATCAGCAGTAAATGTTGGCTGGTCATAAACCCTCTGCCCATCTAAATATTTTCTAAACGCTAAATCTCCGCTTAATGCCAATTCTGTTGGCCTAAAAATATACCATTTGCCACCGCTTTGCACCATAACCGCAGTCCATTCCTCTAAAATAGATTTTAGAACCTCCTCACAATTCATTGGCGTAAATTGGTCATCTTTTAAATACCTTTCACTATTTACAAAACTTTGCGCCAAAGGATCAAATGCATCGCCCTGAGTCATTGTTACATCGTAAATATTTACGCAGGTATTTAAAACCAAACTTGGCGCATCTAAACGAATCAGACAAGCATTGATAATCTCAATAAAAGATTGTTTACCTAAATAGAAATTTCCATCGTTTTGTACATAAGATAGGTTTTTAAGCAATCCTAATCCATCGACTGCATTTAAGCTAATCGGATAAGGCGCAAACGTGAAAGCCTCTTGACATCCATCAGGAATTATAAACCCAGTCCAGATTAAATCGGTATTACGATACACTTGTACCATAAACTCCCTTTCATTCTCTGTGTACAATTGTTCTAATTGGAAATCCTCAGTAGCTATTAAATTTAACGTACATTCAGAACCCATTATAGGATCCAATTTTAAATTAGATGTATTCTGATAGGTAATCTGAATAGGATTTTGTTGGGCCTGTATTTCAATTGGCTCCCCTACATAATCTAACTGCAAAATATTGCATAGATACTCATCAGGCACGCCATCAACTATTCTTGTATCCCTATCCGCATAAAACGTAAAAAAGTATTTTTCAAAATATGCCATTATCCAAATCTTGTTAATTTTGCACCTGCTCTGTTTAATACTCCAATTAAGTTAGTACCTGAAATCTCAAATACAACCCGCCCACCTGCAAAGTCCTGAGATGATCCCGCTGCGCTTGTGCTAATTGCTGCGCTTGACTGTGGTGTTGGTGCTGACATATTACCACCGCCAGCTGATCCGCCTCCCATGCCGCCTCCAATTTTGTTTGCCCGACCTCTTACATATCCAGATAATGCCAATAAAGCAACTCCGCCCGCAATTGCTGCAACTGGATTTAATGATTTTAATGATAGTTTAATACCTAATATGGCAACACCTGTTGCAATTGCCATCTGCCCTAACTGACCCAAAACACTACCCAAACTACTTAACAAAGTCTGACCTAATGCGCCTGCTATGCTTGTTCCGTTTGCAATTGCGGTTCCAATCGCATCCCCAATACCTGAAAATGTGCTTGCTAAATTAGATGTAATTATATCATTTGCTGATTGATTAAATTCTAATAGCACAGTATTTACTGCGGCTAATTTTTCTTTTAATTTTGGAAATGGAACTAATGGAGTTTTGTTTAATTGAGCCTCTGTTGCTCTATATTTTTCAAGAAATAAATCTAATTCATTAATGCTTGACTTTGCAGTAAATTGCTCATCTCTTTTAAAATCTTCTCCCTTTGCTTTTTTATCTTTTTTGCCTGTACCAAAATTTGCTCCAATTGGTTTAGCGGCTTCAACTGCAAATGCGCTTCTGCCCTCTTGCAAAGCCTTTATAGCATCCTGATAAATCTTTTTATAGGCAGATTTTAAATCAAGATTTGCAGTTCCTTTAATTAAATTATCACCCTCTGTTTTTAATTTAAATATTGATTTACCAAAATCATCAGTTGATTTAGCACCACTAATAGAACCAGAAACTAAATCTGTAACGCTTTTTTCTGTCCTTTGTATAGCCTGAACTAATATGTCCTGAGTAGTTGCAAAATTAGCATTAGCCCCTGAGCTATTTGTTGCTACTTTAGCATATTTAACAATTGTTTCAAATAAATTGCCTTTAATATTAAACTTTGATGCAGTATTTAATTCTTTGTTAAACTCAGTAATTTCATTAATTGCCTCGCTTATAATACTGATAGCGCCAGAAAATACGCCTGACGTATTCCCCCCGACTGATACAAGCATCTGATCCCAACTATCCCCTAAATTGGAAATCTTTCCTGTTAAGGTTTCAGATATTACTGCCATTGATCCAGATACACCCTCTGCATCTCCTAAAGATGTTACATAATTACGAATAGCCTCAGATGATTTTTCAACTGTGGTTTGTACGCCCTTAAATGTAAATATTACTTTATCTCCTGCATCCTTTGCCCTAATACCAAACTCCTTTAGTCTTTCAAACTCTCCTGTTTGCGCATCTAATATACCCTCGGCTAATTGATCAAATGATTTACCTGTACTGGCCGCTAAATCGCCCAATCTGCGCATCTCATCTCCAGTAGGCTTAAATCCTTGATTTGCTAATTTTACAAATGCTTCTGTTAATTCTTTTACGCCAAAAGGAGTTTTAGCTGCAAAATCTTCAATCTCTTTTAATTTGAGTTTTGCTAATGCATTCGATCCTAAAGTATTTCCTAAAACCGCACCAAACTTTTCAAACTCCGCAGTTACTTTTAAAACCTCCTGACCAAAACCTACAAATGCGCCAACACTTAGCGCACCGCCTAAACTTAAAGCAACGGATTTAAATGCAGAGTTCGCGCTTGTAGCAAAGTTATTTACGCTTTTATTACCCTCGTTCGCAAATCCTTTTAGCTTATTGCTTGCACCTTTTAAATCTTTATCTAACTGCCCTAATGGCGCCCCAATTGGGATTTCAATTCCTTGCATTTTCCAGATATTTAATCATTGCTTTATTCATCTGTTCCTTTATCTTATCCATGT